ATATATTTTTATATTATTTTACATTAACGATGAGCCTTAGATGTTTTCTTAGCCTTATTGTCGTTATACATCTTAATCAATTTACGATGATGTTTTGAATTGCATTGTTTGAGATACATATATAATTGGGCAATAGGATGCTCAGGATGAAGAGTTTCGCAAATCATATTATTAACCATCATCTTATCTTCTTGTTCCAATAGAACATTGTAGAGGGGCTCTCCAGTGTATCTAATCTTATGGATGGATGCATAATTAACAAGAAGACCAGCAGGAGTCATCTTTCCATTATGGAAAACCATATGCTGCTTTGTTACAACTGTTCGCATCGATGGAACATTGTGAGCCAAAGCGTGTTTCTCAAAACAAACCAAATATTTATCATCGCTGATTGTTTCAGTAACACCCACGATCTTTTTACCGCGGATTGTGTGCTCATTGGAATCGATCTTCTCAATTGGGATAGCGCCTTGATTTGTGGTAATAAGTGTTCCAGCGGGGAAACAAATATTTGAACTGGGTGGCGGCTCGCCAAATTGACCTACAATAGAACCGATAACCAATTTGAGTCCCGCATAATAAACAATATCGCCTTGATATACATTTCTAGTTGTTGTAACATTCTGATCATTGGTTCTGATTGTCGAATATTTAGTATTCGATATCTTTACAACTTTAATAGTGAATCCTGTATATTCACCGGCACCGGTGAATTCAACAGCATTTCCGATTTCGTCGACAGCACAATAGAATGCGGTTGATGCACTGATGGTGGTTGTATCCATAACAAATGGAGCCGCAGCAGATGTTCCTGCACCACTAATAAGTTTCACATCGGATACGCCGGATACATCAATTGTAGGAGGCAAATAAATAGCTGTTACAGGAAGACTAATAGTTTTAACCTCAGTGAATAAAGTGAATAATGTTTGAACTAAAGCATTTCTGTTTGCTGATTTTTCTTCAGGTGTTCCTTCAGGAGGATTGAATGCAGTCAGTTTTTCGGGAGTAAAAATTTCAGCAGGAAGTGTGACCGCATTAGCAACAGGTGCAATTGTTATAGGGATTGCTGAAGCAACTTCAGTTGGTGGTGTAAATGTAAACGTACTTGGAGCCACATCAGGAGCAGAAATTGAAAAACTTTTAGATATCGAAATCGCATTATATAATGCGGTGCCTGTAAGTGTTGCTGTTACTGTAACTATTCCAGTAGCTAATAATGTAACAACATTTCCACTGACTGTTGCCCGAGTTGTTTCTTTGATTGAATAAGACCAAGTACCATTATGATCGCTTGGTTGGGTTGGATTAACAATTGAAAATGATACATCTGCTAATGATTTATTTGTTAAATCTAATGATCCAAATGTAGGAGTCTGTTTATTCACAACTAATGTTGCTGTAATTAATCCTTGGGTGTAATTAGTACCATTACTAAAACCAGTTTGTTGTGTTGCTGTAATAATTGCTGTACCAGGACCAACCATAGTAACAATACTTCCAATAATTGTTGCTACTGCTGTATTTGAACTAGTATAAACAAACATACCATTACTGTTTGAACTTGGATCATTTAAAGTGAATGGTGCATTTCCGTATGTTACTGTAATATCTGGAAAGTTTGTTACGATCGGACTTACGATTCCGACAATAGTTTTGGTTGTAAACATACTAAGAGTTGTTGTTGTTGCCGCAGGATTTGTATTAATATTATCATCAACCATATAAAATGCAGTATCAGATAATGATGTAAAATTGGTTGCGCCAATGGTTGGAAGCTGACCCAAAAATGCAACCGAATTTAAGTTGGTACATCCGTTAAAAGAACTTGTACCAATGGTAGTTACGGAAGCTGGGATCACAATCTCAGTCAAACCAGTACATCCACTGAATGCCGAATTTCCAATTCCAGTAATAGAATTACTAATATTAATCTCAGTTATTCCAGTTTTGTTAGTACAAGCAGAAGCCGGGATTGAACCTGCATAGTCAAATGTTACTCTTGTATTAGCAACATTAGTATTTGTGAAAATAGATGAAAAATTAGAATAATAATTTTTAACAAAAATATTGGTAAGAGATGGACAATTGCCGAATGCGTTATTTCCAATAGTTAAAACATTGGGTGGAATTGTGATAGCACTTATACCTGTATATTCGAAAGCGCCTGCACTGATAGAAGTAATATTATTTCCAATAGTAACGGAAGTTAAAAGAGTTCTATTTCTGCACGCATTATTTGGAATAGTACCCGAACAGTCGAATGTTATTGAACTATTTGAATTATTTGGATGATTAAAACTATATATAAACCTGCTCAATATTGAACTAGACCGAATTACAAGAGTTCTTAGACTTGTACAATTAATAGTAAAATTATCACCAATTGAGATAACATTTGATGGAATAGTTAGGCTTGATAAAAATGTACAACCACCAAACACATTTCCTCCAATGGTTGTAACTGATGGCGGAATCGTTATTGATGATATTCCTGTTCCTGCAAATACATTATCCTCTATAGTTACTAATGATGATGGAAGATTAATAGTTGTGATTTTAGAGCATCCATTAAAAGCACCTTGACCAATGAGCGTTATCGAAGAACCTAACGTAAGACTACTCAAATTTGAACACTGATAGAATGCACCATATCCAATACTTGTAATTAAATTGCCTATATTAACGGTTTTAATAAAAGTTTTATTTTGGAAAGCAATGCCCGGAATTGTACCAACATAATTCATTGTAAGAGTTATATTTGGAGTTGCAAAACCATTGAACATTTCACCTAAAAACGGAACATATGAGAAAATATTAACACTAGTCAGATTAGTACATCCGTAAAATACACTTCCACCATATACGCCATAAGTAGTATTTAAACTCATATCTGATGGAAGAGTAAAACTAGTTAATCCATTACAGCCCGTAAAGCAGCCGCTGCCAATGACTGTTACTGTTTTCGGAATTATGATACTCGTAAGCCAAGCACAATTTGCAAAAGCCTCTATACCAATGTATGTAATGGCTGGTGGAAGTTCAATTCCTGTTAATCCAGTGCATCCATTAAATGCACTTCTACCAATTGCAGTAATTGTATCGCTCATTGCAACACTATTGAGTGGCCTGTTTTGACAAACATTATCTGGAATAGGTCCAACATAATCAAATGTCCAAGTTTGTCGTAAACTTGCATTAAAATAGGTGAAAACTGAACCTAAATTAGATATATAAGAATTAATAACATAAGTTGCTAAATTTCCACAATTACCAAAAGCATTGTTTGCAATAGAGGTTACGCTTGCAGGAATCGTAATAGATGAAATATTTGTAGCCCAGAAAGCATTTGTTCCAATTGTTGTTACTGTGTCTGGAATATTAATACTAGTAATCGGTCGGTTTTGGAAAGCATATGCATCGATGCTTGTGACGTTATATGAAACATCATTTACTATGAAAGGCGATACCAGAGTAATAGCACCTGTCGCCGAAGTGGATGAAGCAATTTTGGCGGTTCCCAAACCTACATTATAGACATAATTCACATTATTAAGTGTATATGTACCAGTTGTATAAGTTTGGAAAACGGCGGTTATTGTTCCGGATTCGTATGTGGCTGTACTTGCTTGTGTCGCAGTAATTGTGGTTGTACCAGCACCAACAATGGTAACATTGGGACCACTTATTGTCGCAACAGCAGTATTTGAACTGGTATATGTAAAAGCACCATTACTTGTAGAGGTAGGAGCAGTAAGGGCGAACGCAGCACTTCCGACGGCTCTAGATGCAACAGAGAAATTACTAAGCGTAGGTGTGATTTTGTTTACAACAAATTCCGCGGTGATTGTTCCAGACGAATAAATAGAGGACGCTGCTTGTGTAGCAGTAATAGTTGAAGTTCCGGCTCCAACAATCGAGATCACATTTCCGACAATAGTAGCAACAGCGGTGTTTGAACTGGAATATGAGAAAGAACCTGAGCTATTTGATAATGGGGCTGTAATGGCGAAAGCCGAATTTCCAAAAGTTTTTGTGGGAATGGAGAAATTTGAGATGGTTGGTGCAAGTTTATTAACTACAATAGTAGCAGTTGTTGTGGCTGATGTATGTGTTGATGTTTCAGCCTGTGTTGCGGTAATTGTTGCACTACCTACACCAACAACTGTAATAGTATTATCAGCTACAGTGGCGACAGTTATGTCTGAAGTGGTATATGTTATCGATCCGCTACTATTTGTTGTAGGCGCTGTAATAGTAAATGCCGCATCGCCATATGTTTTTGCGGGAATAGAGAAATCAGATAATACTGTGTTTGTCTTACTTACTACAAGAGTGGATGTGACTGAACCGGAATCATAAATGTTTGTGCTTGCCTGAGTTGCAGTAATTGTTGAACTGCCGATACCAACAATGGTAATTACATTGCCGGAAACTGTTGCAATACTTGTGTCTGAACTTGTGTATGAAAAAGAACCATTGCTATTAGAAGATGGATCAACAATAGTGAATGGAGCATCACCATAGGCTTTTGCAGGAACAGAGAAATTAGTTATAACCGGTCTAGGATCGGCCAATTGACCAGTGATAGAACCAATTACAAATCTATAACCGGCATAAGCAATCGTATCTCCTTCTACGGCGCTACTTGTAGTAGTTACATTTTGATTATCAGTCTTGAAAATATTATAACTAGATGTGCTTTGCTTTACTATTTTAACACTGTATCCAGAAAATGTATTAATACCATTCATAAGAACAGCATTTCCAATTTCGTCAAATTCTGAAAAGAATACGGTATTTTGGTCGATAACACTTGAATCAATAACAACTGGGTTTTCACTAGTTGATCCAAAAGTTTTAAATACCTTTACTACTACAACGCCAGATAGATCAATTGCCGAAGGCAAATAAATAGCTGTTGGTGGAATAGTTAATGCACTTGCAGTGGGAAACATACTAAACAAAGTGTCTACAACCATATTTCTGTTTTCTTCTTTTTCAATAACACTTCCTGAACTTGGGTTAAATTGAGTTAAATCAGTCGCTGAAAACAATTCAAGCGATAATGATACAACGCCAGATACAGGGGCGATATTTGAAGGAACCACTGTTGTTACAGCAGAAGCCGATGTAAAAGCAAATGTACTTGGTGCTGTTCCTGCATCAGAAATAGAGAATTGACCAATAATAGTTACTGAGCTGTAATTGGAATCACTTGAAAGCGTTGCGACGATTCTAGCAATTCCTGGAGAAACTAAAGTTACGGTATTTCCACTAATTGTAATTTTGTCGGTATCCGCTGTGGTATAAGTCCAAGTGCCGGTATTATCCGACGGTTTAATGGGATCAGTAATCGTAAAAGATCCATCACTCAATGATATATTAGACAAATTTAATAGTCCAACTTGAGGAACCGTACTGGTTTGTACAAAATTTGTAAACATAGATAATTTACTTGATACAGTAGATGAATTCGTGTTTATGGTCGAATTTACGGTATATACAGCAGTATCATTAGTAACTGTAAAATTATTATTACCAATTGTGGGAATTTCACCCAAAAATCTCACAGTGAGCAACGCATTACAGTTGTTAAAAACATTATCTCCAATTGTGGTAATTGAAGCAGGAATTATAACACTAGCCAAATTAGTACATTTAAAAAATGCATTACTACTAATAGATGTAATTGTGCTTGGAATATTGTATTCAGTTGTGGTAGAAGCAGAAGGATAAGCAACCAATGATGTAATTGTTTCGTTAAATAATGCTCCGTTTGAATCAGATGAATAATAAGGGTTATTAGCATCAACAGTAAAACTGGTTATCAATGTACAATCGGTGAAAGCATTTGCCGAAATTGTTGATACACTTGCTGGAATGATAACACTTGGTAATTTATTGCAAGATTCAAACGCAGACACACCAATTGTTGTAAGTGAACTCGTAGGTGTAAATGTTAATGATGTTGCATTTGAACATGCAGCGAAACCATAAAGACCAATAGTTGTAACTGATGAAGGAATTGTAATACTAGTCAAATTAGAACAAAACAAGAAGGCTCCTTCGTCAATAATTGTTACACTATTAGGAATAGCAATTGTTGTTAAACTAATACAAGAATTGAATAAATATGTAGAAATGGTAGTTAATGCATCAGGAAGTGTAATTGTTTGCAATCCTTGACAGTTATTGAATGCATATGAACCAATGGATGTTAATGAATTGGGAAGAACAATATTGGTCAAAAGAATGCACCAAGCAAATGAATGTACTCCGATTGATGTAAGAGAACTATTGCTAGAAAATGTTAGACTAGTCATTGCTTTGCATCCCCAAAATGCCTGGTCACCGATTGTTGTAACTGTATTTGGAATATTAATACTTACTATTTTCAAACAGTTATAAAATGCATTTAGACCAATTGTGGTAACAGATGAGCCCATATTTACAGTTTCGAGTAAAATACAGTTATTAAAAGCACCTGCATCAATAATTGTTACAGAATTTGGAATTGTAACAGTCGTTAATGCTCCGCACGATTGGAAAGCGGATTGTCCAATACTTGTAAGGGCAGTTGAAGAAGATAAATAATTAATGGATGTTAGTGCTGAGCAGTTTTGAAATGCTTGAGAACCAATTCCTGTAATTAAAGGACCAATATTAATAGTAGCCAATGTAGAAAATCCATAAAACATTGCATTCACAATATTACCAGAATAGTCGAGTGTAAAATTAAATCCAGTATTTGATTGACCAAACATTACTAATCCAAAACCTGTAATTGGTGCTTTAAATGTAATATTGGTCAAACTTGAGCAACCGCTTAGTGCATAATTTCCAACACTTGTTACATTTGAAGGGAATGTAAAATTGTTTAAGCTGGAGCAACCATTAAATGTATTTGTACCAATAGTAGTTAGAGCACTTGACGATGTAAAACCAACAGTAGTTAGAGCATTACATCCCTGGAATGCCGAATTTCCAATACTTGTAACTAGATCAGGAATATTAATAGTAATCAATGCAGTACATCCATGGAATGTAGAAGTTCCAATAGTAGCTAGAGTGCTAGATGATGTAAAACTAACTGTTGATAAAGCAGTACATCCCTGGAATACGGAATTTCCAATACTTGTAACTAGATCAGGAATATTAATAGTACTCAATGCAGTACATCCATAAAAGGCATTATTACCAATAGTTGTAAGTGCTCCAGATGATGATGTGCAACTAACAGTAGTTAAAGCGGTACACGATTGGAATGCAGAAGTTCCAATACTTGTAATATTCGGTCCTATTGTTACACTAGTTAAAGTGGTCATACTTGCAAATGCAGATGAAGAAATAACACCCGCATAATCTAATGTAATAGTGAGTCCAGTAGTTTGAGTGATTACGGAAGCAAAACTGACGGTAGAATTGGAGACAATTGTTCTAAGATTTGTGCATCCGTGAAAAGCCCCTCCGCCAATATTAGTCATTGATGCAGGAATAGTAAGACTTGTTAGACTGCTACAATTTGCGAAAGCATTTCCTCCAATAGTACTAATTGAACTTGTAGGCGAGAATGTAAGAGTAGCCAAACTGGTACATCCCCAGAAACATTGGATTCCAATACTGGTAACTTGATTAGGAATAGCAATAGCAGTTAAATTTGTGCACTGGTAAAAAGCGTTTTGACCAATACTAGTTAGTGCACCAGATGAAGACAAAAAGTTAACAGTAGTTAAAGCAGAACACCATTGGAATGCTTGAGATTCAATACTAGTAATAGATGCTCCGATATTGACTGTAGTAATACTATTATGGCCATAAAACATCCCGTTTGGAATATTACCGGCATAATCAAATGTATATTGCATATTCGGATTTCTTAAATTAAATGCTACATCACCCCAATTTGTAATACGTGCCTTAAGTGTAATATTATTTAAACTAGAGCAACCTGATAATGTATTATTACCTATACTTGTGACCGATGCAGGTATAGTCAAATTATTGAGAAGAATACAAACTTCAAAAACGTTCGAACCGATTGTTGTTAATGCACTATTTTCAGCAAATACAACCGAAGTCATACTCTGACACGCTTGAAATCCAAAATTACCAATGGATGTGATTGAAGCTGGAATGGTAACACTTGTGATTGATGTTCCAGAAAATGCATTAGACTCAATACTAGTAACATTATATGTTGAACCATCAACAACAAAACTGGACAAAATGGTTCGGTTACCAGTTGCAGATGCACTGCGCGCCACGCTAGCAATTCCAGAACCGACAACGTAGGAGTAGTTCACACTATTTTCCGTGTAGGTAGGCATTATATAAAATACTATATATAATTTTTTCTATATAGGTTATATTATCACTATAATCATAAAAAGTTATAGAATTATTGCTCACGTAAAGAATGTATTTACTTATGCTAAATAGTAGTACGATAGTATAATTATGTAAAAATAATTAATTAATTATTTTTATAGCATTTCAAAGGTTACAAAGAAATAGTTTCCTAATTACATTGGATGTATAGCATTGCCGCTTACTCACTCCCAGTAAAAAAAGCATTCTTAAAATCTTGCTTTTGGAGCTCCATCTCATTCAGCGTCTTCTCCTGATCACAAACATATTTTGTATATTTTTCTAATTCAGACAGCGTTTCTTTGGATAAAAAAGACATATTCACAAAAACACCATTCTTGTTTTCATTGAGTTTAACACCGTTTGTGTTTTTCAAGATACTAAGTATCTCCATCTGGTTATTCTTACTTAATCTTTCAATCTTATCTTTTAATGTGGACAAATCTATTTGCTCGGATTGCATCTTGTGTACTAATTTATTATATTACACTATCATTATTTATATCTTTTTATAAATTCTTTTTTATAAAATTCTTTTTAACTCGTTTATTTACGTTTCTCCTCTAATATCGCAATAGCCGTAATAGATGGATCGTTCAATTCGAATCTAACTCCAATGATTCGTGCCTCTATTTGCGCACCTTCCTTCACAGAATTAAATGTTTTGTTTGTGTTGTTGTGATCTCGCGCAATAAATACTGTAATCGGAATATTATCACTGTCTTTGTCTTTTACATGCGAATGAATTCCAGCGTGAGTTACATTGGTAACGGTGCATTCGACAATCATATCAACAACCGGGTAACACAATAAACATTCATATACAACTTCAAATTCCACGTGGTCGTCTTTGATTTTACCACTGGAATACGCCATTACTTTTACGGAGCTGGGTCTAATATATCCTTCGGGAATACACTTTCCTTCGGTTTTCGCAACAATTACTTTCTGTAGATTTGTTCCAATGTTCTTTCCCACTTCAGTGATCTTAAGCGCAACTTTCATATTCAACATCGAGCGAATGTATACGCCATATTTTGTGCCTTCTTCTTTATTTTCCATTTTCCTATATATTATTATTAGATTGGTTTATATAATTATTAAAAATATTGTAATCGATCAATTTTATATTACTTCGGCTTTGTTCACAATACTTTCTTCGGCATTCATAAACCAAGTTCTTCCGTCATCATCTTCATCATTTAATTTTCGCATAATAATCTCTATTAATCCGGATACCGCGACTTGAGAAATATCTGTGTTTTCGTCCGTATATATTGGTTTCTCAATTGTCCCTTCTTTCTCATTTATTTTGATTTCGGATGCAATCTGATATATTTTTTCGGCAGTTTTCCCCTCATATTTTGATGGATTTGCGCGCACAATTTTCGCAACTGTTCCTAATAAATAGTTCAGTTTTTCAATAACGGTTTTTTTAATATAGTTTTGTAAATATGCGCCTGTATTATTTCGTGCTTGACTCATTCGTTTTATTTTGAAAACCATATTGTGAATAGTCTTCTTTTCGAAATCACCAATAAATCCAAAGAAATTGCTAAAATAGTCTCGTTTCAGTCGTTTTGAAACGGCGGCTCTAAATTGAGTGTCGTCTTCTGGGTTTTCTTCAACCCAATCAGCATCTTCTTCTTTTGTAATCATAGTATTCTTGTTTTCTTTCGCCAACAATATTTTAATCGCTCCTTCTGATTTGAATATTAGAGGTTTGAAATATTCTGAAATATAGGATAATAATGCGTCTTCTTCGTGTGAATCCATTTTGTCCGCAACATATTTGGCCAATATTTGTTTTTTCGTAAAAGATAATGTATCAATCATATGAAATACCGCGTATTTTTCAATTTCATTATCAGTAATACCAAATGTTGTTTTAATGTATTCTTTTGTTTGTATTGGTGAATTTGGATTCTCTTTTGTTTTTTTGCCTACTGAATTCAAGTGAATATACCAATCCAGATTTTTAGGGGGGATAATGTTTGGATCTTTATTTTGTATATTTTTGAAATTTTCTCTGAATTCATCTAATATTTTTTCGTAAGGAGCGGTTTGTTCAACAGCAGACGCAGACGCTTGAATATCCGCTTTCGCTTCTTCGACTGGTGCATTAATAACTCCCTCTATTTCAAAATTGACCGTTCTTGCTTTACTATGAACTGGTAACGCCGACTCTAAAACAGAGGATAGTCCATCTCGTATTTCAATCGGTTGGAAAATATAGTAATTGCCTCGGTTCACAATTCGCCCGGTTCGCCCCGTATTATCGACCAAAATTTCATTCGGATTCTCTATAATGGTTGTAAGAGCAAAATCAATTTCTTTGGGGTTTATTTTTGGAACAATTCCAAACTTATTCTTAACGGATGTAATCATTTTGAGAATGGTGCGCCTATTAAATGCCTTGGGCATCACAATATCAAGACCTTCTGTTTTTCCAGGCGCACCTTTGGTAAAGAGTTCTTTGATTTTCTCTATTATAATAGCGGAATTTGCAGTGATAATATCCTTATGATAAGTCGCCTCTATGATTGGACCCTTCTTTGTAGGACAAGTATAATTACATTCCATATAATCACATGCTTCCGTAAATGGGCGATCTCCAATTAAAAATGGCTTGCCTTCCACATCAGTATCGGACGAAGACCGTATTTTAATTTGTTGATTTGCGGCAATCGCGCTCAATTGCTTATCTGTAATCGCCATTTTAGAGGCAACCGATTTTTCGCAGTTTTCGTCTTTTCCATTGAGACTTGAACAAGTGAGATTTGTTTGTGATATATTTAAAACACAATCAACAGAAACCGTTTTCATTATACGATTGACTGCACCAATATTGATTGCTTTTTTCTCTGCATATCGATAAACATAGAGGTCGGCGCATTCTATTGTTTTTGTGCTCAAAGTGGTCGCGTGCAAATAAACCTCTACATTTCGCTCTTTAAATTCCAACCCACAATGACTCATATTTCGCACACCTCTTCCAATAATCTGTTCAATGCGGTTCAAATTATACCACGGATCCAAAATATGGACTTGACGAATATTTTTGAAATCTAATCCTTCAGATGCCGCCTTTGAAATCAGAATAACACGCACATTACGCCCATCTGCATTGTCTTTATTTGTTGCGATTTTGATATCATCCGCATTATTGTATGAAAAATATTTGTCTCCAGTTAATATCATATATTTCGCCTGAGAAAACTCGGCTTTATTTACTTCTGACTGCGGTCGCAAATCAACCGCATTTACCGGTTCTACTTGTGTTCGCACTCCAGTCGAGCGGGTTGTTAATTTCTTGAATAGAGGCAACACTGGTTGGCCGTGTTGAGGTGTACCTGTTCGCGTAAATCCCATTTCCTCTAATGCTAGAGCCATCGGGACAATACCACCATCAATATATTGCGTGTATATCAATACAATTCCTCGCGATGTTCGGATTTTATCACAAATATTTGCAATTTTGCTACTATATTTATGTAAATGTTCTCTATGGAAAATTCGCTCAAACCCCCTTTTATATTCGAAGTTGTGTTTTCTGAAAATGGTCAAGACTTGACGATCTTCGGTTTCTGCGTGTCCTGGATTAAGTTCAATTTCGGTTTGTTCTTCTTTGAAATCCATTACAGAACGTAACCCATCTTTGCCGATAATTTGTTTGGATACTTCTTTGTAAAACTCTTTGGAAACGGGTTCCTCGGTGTGATTTAATAATGGCGACGGATACATCATAATAAGTGCTTGAAGCGGTGCTTGCAATTCAGAGTAGCCATAACTTTCCATATTTTCAAAATTCGGTTCTTTTATTCGCACATCTTCATCAAGGAAATAGAGGTTGTCTCCTTTTCGCCGACTAAGTCTTAACATATTATCTACAATAAATCGGTATCCGCGTTCTTGTTCAGATCCAATTTTATTAATATATACACGGCCATTTAAATATTTCATCGTTTCACCAATGGGTTTTCCCGACATCGATTTAGAGGGATATTCTTCTTTCAAAAATGTCTTCTCGGGTGCGAAAAACTCGGGATAAACGCGGAATGGAAAAGTATATGGATTCTCACCCCGAACATATGATACATATCCTGTTAATTTGCGCCGCAATAATTCGTCGCCAGATTCGCGACCCTTCTTTGCTTTTACGAATTCGCCATCAGATGTAAAAACATCGCTCACCTCTATTTCAGATCGTTTATCATTTACATTCATCAAGTTAGTGAGCCATATGATTTCTTTAACGGAGTTATAAACGGGGGTTGCAGACAAAAGAACCAATTTCATATTTTCGGCATATTTGGCGACGGTTAATAGCAGTTTTGCTATTTTGGTTTCATTATTTTTCGAACTCGCATTCAAATGAATATTATGAACTTCATCAATAATAATAAGACGATTATTGAAAAACTTCTTGATATTCTGAATCTCGATTTCCCTCTTCTGTGATAGAGTGTAATTTGCGGTTGTCGGAACCAAAACGTGATCAATAATATAATTGGCTAATTGCAAATATCCCATAAATGCATAATTATTATTGATAATAGTGTTTGCTTGTGAAATGATGTCTTCTTCTTTGAGACCCTTTTCACCAGTTGGATTAATCTCCTTCAACAATTTATTTCCAATACACGATTTGATTGTCCAGTTTCCATTTTCTATTTTCAAATTACGTTCATCAAATAATTGGAGGCGAAAATTATCTTGAACGTTAGAGGATGCAATAACCATAATACGTTGTGACGAACCGGTTTGTTTTGCATATTCGCGCAATTCTTCGGCAATACCTATGGCTGAACACGTTTTACCAGACCCCAATCCGTGATATAATAAAATACTATTGTATGGTGTGTTTCTTGATATAAAATTACGAACAAACAATTGGTGCGGCATTAATTCAAAAATGGGGTTCTCACATAAATAATTGGAGAAAGCCTCTATATCACGAATATCACCATCATATTTCATATATTCATATTCACGACGGCGTGATATTTTATCGCTAAAAAAAGGATCGTTTATTGTTGGATATAAAGCATCTATGTGGGGATCTTCTTTTGCATCTCTGTTAGATTCGTATTCCTCTATTTCAATCTTCTTTAATAACTCATTGTTCATTGATGATATTGTAGGAACTGCTATTTCTCCTGTTGATGATTCTTCTATTTGGTCGTTGTTGCTTTGCTCGTCGTTCCTTTGCTCGTCGTTCCTTTGCTCGTCGTTCCTTTGCTCGTCGTTCCTTTGCTCGTCGTTCCTTTGCTCATCACTTTGCTTATCGTCTTTTTTTTTATTTTTTCGTGTTTTCTTTGGTTTTATCGCAACATTTTGCTGCTTCTTTTTAGTATAAACTTTTTTTTTCGAACCGTTATCTACTACTGACGATTCCATAACTATATGTATATAATAGATACATATATTTACATTTAGATCAACGCATATTTGGATCCTTATTTGAATATATATCGCGACAAAATTTTATTAACTAATGAAATCATATTTATCTTTTCTAAATTATAATGCCGTATTGCGGATATACATTCATCAAAATTTTTCCATTTAACCATACTAACTTCATAGTTAGGCACAAATGCCTTCGCACAATTAAGCGAATATTCATAATCAACAAACATCAGAAAATATTTATGTTTATACGATTTATAATTAGATCCAATAAAAATCTCCTCAAATGGAAAAATATTACTAACAATATTGCACTTTTCACTTGAATATACAAACCCAGTTTCTTCACAAAATTCTCTTAAACCGCAGTCCAAATCACTTTCGTAAAAATTGCGACGACCTTTTGGAAACCCCCATTCCGCTTCATCCCAATATGTTCCACAATTATCTATCAATAAATTCAAATTATATCCAATAATATTATTATATCGTTGCACATTATCGGCAGCAAATCCATTCATTTGAAAATTGTTTTCATACGGATGCTTTAATCCGGGTGGTGGAGCCTGATTATTCGGTCCAACCAAAACCCCTTTTCTCAAATGATTGAATTTGTCTCTTGATAATTGCTCCTCATTCTTATATTGCACACACAGCTTCTTTGTATTACCCCACACTATATTCCATATATCATCAAATTCCAATATTTTCAACATTTTCTTTTCAGTTTCGGTCATTTGTTTAATCATATTTGTGATATGATATTGGTTATAAACGGAATATTTACCACGTATAAAATCCATAAACCCCAAAGTGTTTCTTCGGCATATCATACAAAATTCATTTTCATTTGTTTTCGGATTTTTTCTTACTGCGATTATGCCGATACTCATAATAGGCATTTTGCATTGATTAAAAATATGGCCTTTTTTTCCGCAATTATTACAATTATTATATTCCATTCGGAATCTGATTATCTTAATAATGTAAGTATTTTTTATATACTTTGTTTTATGTATTTAGATTCAAAAGTTTGGGGTCCTCAATATTGGTTTTTTCTCACAACTGTTGCGATGACTTATCCCGATTATCCAAATGAAGTTTCAAAACGAAAATATTATGATTTTTTTCAGAATATGCCTCTATTTATTCCTGATGCCGAGATGGGCAACGAATTTAGTGTGATGTTAGACAAGTACCCTGTTTCGCCTTATTTATCAAGTAAAGATTCGCTCTTAAGATGGATCAATTTCATTCATAATAAGTACAACGTTTTATTGGGAAAACATGAGATGTCTCTCGATGAAATGATGGAAAATTACTTTGCCCTCTATGCACCAAAAGAATTACATTTACACAAAGAATTGAAAATAAGAAGATACTATATTCACGTGGCGTTCATATTATTGTGTGTATTTTTGATTTATTGTTATTGGGAGGAATAATTCTGCATATTATATAGAGGATGCGCATTGAATTAATCATTTTTGGTGTAACAGCATTTCTAATAGCAAATGTATATACTGACGGCAAATATTGGAAACTATTACAAACAAATCAAAAATATTATAAAATGGCTGGAATAGCTTTAGGTGGATTGATGATATATGTACTTTTCAAAAAATTCCCATCAAAAGCGTCTGATATTATTCGCGGGTCAAATGAATATATTAAATATTTGCCGATTGATCGCGAGACATCAAGTATATTAAGCCCCATATTGGATTTTACTGCAAAACAAAATATTCGAAACAGTGGCGATGATTATGCTTATCCTATAAGCGGTATACCGCCGCAACAAGAAGACCGCAATATAACACGCATTGTTAATTCGGGAAAAAAAGCAACCAAGCGATCGGTGAGCGAAACAAAGAAGAAATTTGTAGCCAGTCGTCAAAATTGGAAATGCGGTGATTGTGGCGAACAATTGTCGGCGTGGTTTGAAGTAGATCACAAAATCCGATTGGAATATGGAGGCAGCAATCACGTAGATAATTTAGTAGCATTATGTCGCGAATGTCACGGCCGAAAAACAACAATGGAGAATTTGTAGCCGAGCTTTGTTTTATTCTGTAAATATATAAGATTGAATATTTACTGAATGGATTCAATTCAAAAAATATATAATGGAATTTCTAGTTGCGCCAAAACCAATTTATATGCTATAGCTTTTGCCGTATATCTCTTAGTTATTTTTTTTTATATGACGAATAAACCGGATATATTATATTCAGAGCAATATTTTTATTTTTCCATCATAATCATACCATTTGTAGCATTATGTTTTTGGATTTATAAGAATTTTATTGATATACAAAATGCAACTATATCCAGTTATTCATTTTTGTTTATAGTATCAATGTTACTATTGGTTTGCGTGGGAATATATTTATATATATCGGGTGAGGTTTCCATTTTAGAAATAAGGGCGGCTTTCACTTCATTCCGAGTGATAGAGGCATTGATAGCATTTGTGATATTAGCAATTATTTTCAAAACGATGATTAAAAAAATAGATACAACCGATAGTGGTGGATGGTCGGGATTTTTCGTGCAATTATTATTCTATATTCCATGCTTAATCAGTGATTTTGTGGAGTATTTATTGGGTGAATTCAAATCAACGCCGAATGTGGTGTTTTCCCTGTTCATTATTGAAATAATATTGATATTGTTATACATATATTTGCCCAAATTGGCGACGGCCTCTATTATGAAGAACGGAACAATAATAGTAAAAGACCCTACACCAATAAATGTAAAGAAACCTTTCAAGACTTATGTTGATTTAACAAATACTGGTTCCAAAAAAAATAATAGTCAGCAAATTATTAAAAACACATTTGCGATTTCGGGATGGGTGTATATTGTATCGCAGCCGCCGAATAAATATCCATACAATGAAGAGGCGACCATTTTTGAATTCACTACACAACATCCACGATTAGTATTTAATGGAAAAACAAATACATTTAAGGCATATTTCAACGAGACGCAAAGTCATGAATTCGCGATGCCTCTACAAAAGTGGAATAATGTTGTATTTAATTATGATAGATTTAATATAGATTTGTTTGTGAATGGCGAACTTATCCATAGTGCAAAACGCAACTTAAAAGATGATAATTTCCAAGTCAATGATTTGATATATATTGGACAAGATCGTGGATTATCGGGAGGAGTATGCAATTTATTCTACAGCACAACACCATTGATAGGCGAAGACATAAAACACAATTATAATTATAACAAATACAATGAACCTCCTGTATAAAAATATTGTTGTTGTATATACAAATGTTTTCATTTTTACAAGGCGAATCGATGGAATGCGCATATCCGGTAATTAAAGAGACTATACCGCAATCAAGTTTAGGGTATTCTTCAAATAATAAATATCCCGGATATCCGCCTCTAATGAATGATGGACGTTCTATTATAGCGGGTTCTCGATCGGAGACACTTCTTCACAATTCTATAGTGAAGGATATTGGAACAGTGAATAATGCCCAGTATCGTCATTATATGATTAAAAATGCAAGAGAAATAATGGAGACTGATTTCCGTAATGCAAGTAATGATGTTGGATATTATGAGCGATTTGTTGATCAAATTATACAGCCAAATGAGCGCAATACTGTCGTTGGATCGCCTTATATGTTCAAGACCGTATTGGATGAGACCAAACCAGTTGGCTATGCGGAAAGTGATCTGAAATCTATCTATTTATCTAGGGAACAATTGGCGGCGAAATGCGTTGCCCCATATATGAAGATGTAAATATCATATAGTACGATATAAATATATTGCAAATAAAATAATATAGAAAAATTCACTATATTATTTATATATTCAAACAATAAATATGATTACCGTTATCTCACATTTTTTTAATGAGGAATATCTATTACCATTTTGGTTAGAACATCACTCAAAAATATTTGATAACGGAATAATGATAGATTATTGTTCAACCGATCGATCAGTGGAAATTATTAGAAAATTTTGTCCTTCGTGGACAATTGTAAAGACACAAAATATTAATGAAGATGGATCTCCAAATTTTAATGCACACCTTGTTGATCTAGAAGTTATTAATATAGAGAAAACCATTAATAATTATAAAATATGTTTAAATGTAACCGAATTTTTAATGTTAAAAAAAACAAAGGAAGAAACACTAAAATCTATATCTAAAGATAGATATTACCATATAGAAATTTACAATGTTATGGGAAATCATAATACTTTTTTTTATCCAAAAAATACTACAGATTTTTTTAAAAATATCACACATATTGATTATGCAGAAAAATATAGACGTCATCGAATTTTACATTCTGATAGTACTATTAATTATAGTACTGGAAGACATGGTCACCATACAACTGCTACTGAAAAAAATGTCGTATCAGCAGATTTTTTTATAGTATGGACAAAATTTTATCCTTGTAATCCTGAAATGTTTAAACGAAAACTTCAGATACAAAAAAACATCCCTCATAGTGATAAAATTCTCGGAAATGGATCGCAGCATATTACAACATTAACAAAATTATACAAAGAATATAATATTGAAATTAGTAAAATAAAAAATATAGATACATATGATGCTACTATAAAAAATACTATAAAAACTACATACGAAACATTAGAAAAAAATAAGATATATTATTCCGAATTATTTGTAGATGCTAATTGGGGGGAAGATAATATATTACTTGATAATGATATTAATTTATTAGCAAAAACAGATTTTAATGACTGTGGGTATAAAATTTTTAATATTCATGATTATAATTTTTTTCTCAAAAACATTTTAAGCAAAGAAATTCTACAATTGACTAATAAATCTTTTTCTCTTGAAAAATATCATAACAATATTACAAATGAAGAACATACAAAAATATTAAATTCAATGCCTTATAAAAAATATGCATCTACAGAAATTAGAGATTTTTCAGAATATCTTGAAAAAATTGTGTCTGAAATAATACAAGAACCGGTAAAAATTTTTAATGATGATTTATGGTTCCGTATATGCCGACCAAGCAAAAACAATGATAATGATTATAATCCGTGTCATAGAGATATTTATTTAGATTTTTATAGAAATACTGTAAATATTTATTTGCCTATAACAGGAT